TCCTTGTGGTGTTTAATCGTGTTCCAAACGTCCGTGAAACTGTCGATGTTTGTAGAAAGCCATGACGGGTCATGGTCTACGGGTTTTGATTGCCACTTCTCTAGAACCCAATAGACAATGTTCCACATATCGGCCTTATCCTTTAGCTCTTCGCGACGCCAGGTTGGTACGTCCCGAGTGTCGTGAAGGTCGCGATAATGAACCATAATCTCATCCTCAAATACGGCATAGAATCCCTTGTATTCTGCCTTGCTATCTACCCACGCAGAGTAATTAACCTCCTTGAACTTGAACTCAACAAACTCACAATGAGATAAGCCAGTGCATTCCATCTGTAGCTGCATCTGGTGGTAATACTCGGGCTTGATAGGAGTCATCGAATCGAAGTCTCGTGAGATAGGACACTTCAGCTCGATGAGGCTACCATACCGAAAATCCTCAGTATCGTCCGTTACAATAATACCATCAGGTGAAGCACCAAGAAAGGGGACTGTAGGATGAGGGATACAGGTCGTATCGACAATTCGAATATTACCATTGTATTTGCAGTAAATCTCCTTTGCGATTCGTTCAAGGCGCGTTCCCCAAACAAGAGCTCTCGGACCAGGACCCTCCTGCTTGGCCCTCGGAACGAGCTTCGACAACACAATTTCGTGGCGCTGGCACGGAGTAGCACCCGGTAGAGCCTTGTAAATCTCCGAAGCGGTTAGCATACTACCTCTCTTTGCGTGCCATTCGTCGGTTCGCTGGTCGTCATGACCGTGAAGCTTGATTAGATTTTCTACCTTTTCCTTGAGAGACATGAATCTCCATGAATATGACTTACGGCATTCGTTTTACATGTAACGATTTAAGATTATTAATGACACAACAGATTCAATCGCAGGAACAATGGGTTTTATACCGGCTCGAAAAGTTCTACGCGAATCCAGAAAACTTCGCACGTGTTGAGAATATTCTGAATGGAACCTCTAACCTATCGCTTCGTCTTATTGATTGGTTTGTTACCAATTACGCAAAGAAGTATAATGTAGCATATATGACCAAGTCACAGAAGCACGTGATCGTATATCTATCATATAAGTCTCACCTCAAGGCATATAGCAAAAAGATTTTTGACCCGTTCTGTCGTTGGAAGCGTATTCGGTTTCGTGATATTGAAACTACAGTTGGTCAGCTGAACTTCTTTGAGTGGGCTATCTCGGATGAGATTTTGGAGTACCTTGAAAAGCACCGAGATGACATTCACGCTGACATGGAGAATCGTGTTCATGAGGTAAAAGACTCGACTTCAAAGAAGAAGCGCCATGAACTGTCCCTGTCTGCCACGAAGACTCTCTCGCGTCATGATGTGAAGGTTAAAGTTTCGTTTGATTAATAAATGTTCTCAAGTCTCCGAAAGGGGCTAATATATCAGGACGTCTCTCCTAATATAATAGACCATGATGTAGATGTAGATGTAGACCAATGGTCTTATGATGGTAGAGATGTATACAAAGGCGTTCTTGACCCTCGATACATTAAAGACAAGCTGAATGTGTATTGGTTGTATGATGATGATTCAATTCGGGTTGGATTAGCAGAGCACGAAGCAGAGTCGCCTGAAATATTCAAGACGCTCTGGTTCTACGATAATCCTTTTGCCACTCTTCTTCAGAATCCTCTCTGGAAACCATCTGGTCAAACAATCTGGTCTTTACTCTCCAATGAAGCATATCAGGATTGTCTGGAAGATGACTTCCGAACCCTTGAAGATAGAGCTTTGAATAGCGGAACTCTTCTGGTTACTCCAAAAATGTTGATGGAAAAACCAGTAGTATTTGAATGTCAAACGTGTGGGAAAAAATCGCTCACAAAGAGCTGTCAGTCTGCATTCGTGTCCGAGTTGGACTTTTCTAAGTATTCTCTTTTGTTTTTAGACGATTCTGTGATCTACGAGATCACGACGTCGCAGCCGGGCGACGCTTCCGACCAGGAGCCGGAGTTGGAGCAGGCGCCTCCTCCTGCTGACCCTCATCAGCCTGGTCATCCGGTGGACCACCGTCACCAACGACCTGTGACTCCTCCAGCTGACCACCCCCAACAGCTGGCGAGTCCTCCGTCGGAACGACCTCAAAGTAGTCCTTCGGCGACGCCTTAGCCCGTGGGATCACCTGAGCCGTCTGCACGCGCCACGTAACACCGAACCCACCGCCAGCGATCACATAGATGCTGCCGCTGACCACTAGGTTACATGAAACACCCTTCGGAAAGATGGAGCCAAGCGTGTCTGGAGTCGCATACACTGGGTTGCGCTGAGCGTCGACAATCTCAGTCGCGACGCGCCCATCATAGACTGGAATCTTACTCGTAAAGCTGGGCGGATACTTGCCGTTTGGCACATACTCACCATCAACCTTGTCATTCGAGACTCGCATGAGGCTCTTGAACGACTCGGCGAGAACCACAGCAGTCCGGCGCTTACCGAACCACTTGACGCTCTGCTCCTCGGCCGCCGCGAGAATCATCTTCTCGAGATCGAGAAGGAAGTTGTAGAACTTGTGCATGTCGTCCGTCTCTGGAGCACGCTCCTTCGCATACGGATCACAGCCCTTCATCGAGGCCATGAGCGTATACGACGTGCCCGTCTCATTCTCACGAATCACAACACCACCGGGAACATCAGCGCGGGGAACTAGGATCAGAAGAGGACGACCATTGTACTTGATTGCGATTGACGGGTTGCGGCCAGCCTTTGCGGGGCCGGGCACAAACGTGACCTTGCTTACATCGAGATTGCGTGCGGCGATTGGCGTGTCCATTGTTGATTGCTGTACTCTATGTAAGGCTTGAAAGATGTAAATCCGTTTTCAACCTAGAAATCTAGGTTTAGTAATAAGGATGAAATGCTCGGCTGTTAGAAACAAACAAAGTTTTGATCAATGTGCCAATAAATGTTTGAAGGGGCTTATTTTTTGTGGAAAGCACGCAAGAGCCAAAAATACAAGACTTTGGAAGGATGTCAATGGATTAGATGAGAAAGCGACTCTCATCCAAAAATATTGGAAGGGGTTCGCAATTCGCCAGTGGCTGACTTTGGCCGGACCAGGTGTTTTGAACCGCAAGATATGTCACAACGATGAGGAGCTTGTAACTTTCGACGATAAGAGCAAGGTTCATCCTCTTGATTATTTTGCGTTTGAAGAAGGTGGTAAAGTATATTGGTTTGATGCCCGTAGTTTATGCGAGGCTTCTATGAATACTATCAACCCATTAAATCCATATACAAGAACTCCTCTGTCTGCTGACACTCGGCAGCGGCTCCGTAAAATAGGAATACGGCGCTACCGCAGAAAGCTTCCAACATTGCACGACCCATCAAAGCATCTTTCAATAGAGGAAACAATTAGTACTGGATGGATATATGTATGCCAAATTATAGGAGAGAATGGATTTTTTGATATGTCTCCATTATACTTTTCAAGCATGAACAGAACTCAGTTCTTTATTTTTGTTACCCTTTTACTGAATGATTTTATTGCGTGGAGGGCTGAACATCCAAAACCTGGAAGCAAACGGGGTAAGTATATTGTTTGGATGAAACGCTTGCTAAACGAACATTCGAGTGGCGCTTCTCAGGTTCGCTTATCATTGTTGGTCTCAAAAGTTCTTATAACTATTCTCAATGATTACCCAGAACCCTATTCCATTTGCTTTATTATTGTAAGTGCTTTACACAGACTTTAAAGACTACGGAATTGGTCGGCGTGAAACGGATTGTGATTTAAACAGGTAAGGCGACATCATAGTATACCAACCGCGTTAGAAATGCCCGCCGTAAAGTCAGCCGTTATTTCAAACAAGATGCCCGCCGCCGACAAGAAGACGGTCGCCCCCAAGACTGAGGTAGTCGTCGAGAAGGCTGCCCCCAAGACTGAGGTAGTCGTCGAGAAGGCTGCCCCCAAGACGCGCAAGGCCCCCGCGACGGCGGAGGTCACGGTTCCAGTAGTTTCTGAGGCCGCTGCCCCCGTAGTTGTAGCCGAGACGCGCACGGCTCCCGAGATCCTCGCCGCTCTCCAGGAGACGCTCAAGACTCTTAGCTCGGAGCTTACGGGTCGTGTGCGCGCCGCTGTTCACGATGCGCAGGAGGCCGTCAAGGCGATCAAGCGTGATGCCCGCGACTCCAAGAAGCGCCGCAAGGTAGACCCCGCGACGCTCTCACCCGAGGAGCGCGCCACGTGGGAGGCTCGCCGTCTTAACAACGCGTTCCTCAAGGTGCGCCCCCTTACGGATGAGCTCTGTGCCTTCATGGGTCTCCCTGCCAAGTCGCAGAAGTCCCAGACGGATGTAACGAAGTTCATCTCTGGCTACGTCAAGAGCCACAGCTGTTTCGACCCCAACTTCAAGCGCCGCATCCTACCTGACACGAAGCTCGGCAAGCTCCTCCGCGTGAAGGACGGCCAGGAGGTCACGTACCTCAACCTCCAGAGCTTCCTCAAGGTTCACTTCATCAAGCCCACAACGGCGTAAAGAGGAGTTTCCAGTTTCTTAAAAACTGGTGGTGGCCAAGTAATTACCCTAGATAATAACAAATGTGGTATCACTATGTCGCAGCCCTTCTTTTTGCATATCTTGTAATACAGGGTATCTACAGTCAAGTGACATCCTCGTTCAGCTCTGTGTTCTCTAGAATTACCAGCATTGCTCTTCTAATGCTTTATTCTGGCGGACTATACTGGGCCTATAGCGGAATTATGTATGTTCCTCCCCCTGTAATGTTCGGTGGAAGAGGATATCGTTAATTCGTAAAAAAACAATAAACTGACAGCCAACTGGTTTTTCAGTTCATTGAAAACGGATTCATGAAAGCTAAAATTTTCATAGTGTGTGTCAAGTAACAAATGCCGCCCCAAAAGAATGCAGGTGCCAAGGCATCCAAGCGTGTTTCAAACGTGCAAAATAAGAACAAGCGACTAATCAGTGCGTATCTAGATGATATTCGTAAGGAGGGCGATGTTTCCGATGTCTATGTCGGACGTGTTATTGGGCGACTCGGGAATGGGCGCATGAGCGTCTTCTATATCGGTGAGGATAAGGTTCCTTTCACGGTTCAGGCAATCATTCGTGGAACCTTTCGCGGAAAGGCGAAGCGGAGTGTTTGGATTGAGGTGGGGTCAATCGTAATGGTTTCCGATTCGGGAATCGAGGGCTCCGCACAGTATGAGATTGTGGCGGTTCTGTCGCAGGCGGATGTCGATTCGATTCGAAACGAGATCGACGTTGATCCTCGTATTCTTGCTGTAGATGTCACGGATTCTACTGCTCTCATGACAGACGCTCCACTTGTGGAAGGCGGATTTCAGTTCGAGGAGGAGGTCGATGTTGATGCGATTTAGTCTGGTAAGTCGTTATCAGTCACAATAAGCTCATGAGGGAGCTCAAGGTATAAAATCGTAGAAAAGAAGGGAGATGTTCTACCGTCGAGAACCATGGCTCTCATTTTTGAGTTAGAGGTCAGCGTTACAAGAAGACGATGGAACAGTTTTTCTTTGTTAATGGATGAACTGATACCCACTTTGCATGTATCACCTTCCATGGCACACAAAACACCATCACATGATTCACCGCACGGCTTTCTGATCTTTGATATGAACTGAGACGGGTTAATCGTATCTAAGAATGTGGTTGTCTCATTAAACCATTTTTTCAGCAGTGGCTCTACGTCCGAAACAATCGGAGATACTTCACGAAGAGCATTCCGAATATCGACATAGTCTATTTTTATATCACTTGTAAGTTGAAACAGAAGAAACTCATATACTTCTGCATGATAAGAAATCTCGGTGTATTCTTTTCTGAGATCTTCCGACGCATCTCCAAATACTAGTTCATCTTCTCCTAGTTCTCTTGTGGTTTCAATAACCTCTGACGCCTCGTTGATTAATTCTTGCGGAACTGGTTTAACGGGTATTCTTAAGCCACTCTGTAAGAGAATCTCTACAATCTCACCCTTGCTGTTATACAGATTCTCCTTGAACTCAAATCCATCATTAAACTT